GCTGATTAAAATATTTATAATCAGCGTTTTACTGTTGAGCCGCTAGCCAGACTTGAACTGGCGACCTACGCGTTACGAAGTCTCTAATAGATTCCTACGTATATTGCTGATATTCATGTAAGTTCCTATAATTGTCTGAATTCTTTAAAACACAATCTGCTATACAATTGCCAGTTTGGCAGCAGAATTGAACTGTTAATAATCGGTTTTAGGTCATCGGTTTTATCCCCTTATTGATTTCGGGGATCGTATTCCGCTTCCTTTCTTCTTTTTGCATCCTCATCTTTGAGGTACTTGTTTCTCATCTCTTTGATGTCGTTTGTCATTCCCCACATCTTGAAAAAGAGAATGATTTGCAGTACTCCGAATATAAGAAGCACAATAGTTAAAAAATCAATCATAGCTCTATTATTCTTCCATCTTTCCATTTTTAAACGCTATTACCCACCAATCTCCTCCTTTGCTTACAGCTCCAATTGATGCTGTACTCTCTGAATGTATATAGTATGCGTTTCCGTTAATGCTATTTTCTGACGAACTCCACCAATAGTTGTGTTGGTATAGTGGCGTACCTTTATATGATTGCCCTTTAGCATAAGCCCTAATTTCATTTTCTGATGGCAAATGCCATTCCATATTATTCTCAGGGTCATGGTTCATTTCAATACAATATGCGAATGCAGGATAGTTCTTATAACTATCTTTTCCATTTGTGGTTTTTGATAAGTTATATATAGCTTTTGTTACTTCCAAACCTGACATACCGGAATTACATAAAGCCTTATTTCTATACATTGCATTAGACAGAGCCCAAACGAGCCTTTTTGTACTTATTGGTTTTCTCGCTTGCGTTACGCATATAGCGCCTATTCTTTCATTTTTATAGCTAATAACAATGGTATCAAACCTATGTCCTGTTTCTATTTCGCTATTTTCTAAAACATTGAATGAAATAGTTTTTCCACTTAATTTCAATTTGGTTATCCAATAAGAATTGTCCTTTAAATTAATAATACACCCTTCTGATTCTATATCTCTCGGCAATGATACAATTTCTTCTGATGGATGGTAATTTAAACTTATATTATCTATTTGGGGTAGTTTTTGTACTTTAACATCTTCCTCTCCGTCATCATCTGAACATGCTGTAAACAGCATTGTTGGCAGGATTGCTACCATTAAAAATAAAATCTTCTTCATAATTTTAAATATTTAGTCTGTTCTTTAATTCGTTGAATACATCGGGATTATCTAGTTCTTCCCAGTAGTATTTCTTATAGCTGTCCCGGTCAAAACTTTGTTTCTTCTCATAAACGATTAGGCATTGTTTATCACAAAGAACTATTATAGTGGATTCAAGAAGGCAAGCGTATGAGCGAGCTTGCAAAAATGCTTCTTCTATCTCTTGGTTGTTCTTCATGTAAAGTTTGGCTTCAATCAACACTTTGGACTTTTCCTCATCCGGCTTATTTTCATAATGCAAAGCGTAATCTGGGAATATCCGGTGCCCACGTCCTGCATGTATTGGTAATTGGCGAATGAAGTCTTTGTTCTCATACCATCCCATAGAGTTAAGCAAAGGTTCTAATAACTGTTGTTCTACGTCCCGTTCTATCTCTATACTTGCATTTTTTGGTAGAGTAGGAGCATACAACTTTGGTAAGGTTTCTGTATCAAACCCTTTTGCCTTTATCATTCGTAGAAGTTCAGAATAATCTTCGCTACTCATCGGCCATCCGTTCACTCCCTGGAACTTCTTTCTGATAAGCGGATGCTTTGAAAAATAATCGTCTGTTTGAAGTTCTTTCAATGTGATGTGAGGAATATCTATTTTATTTCCTATATACGTATTGCTGTAATAGTGGAAGAATGGATCTATCACTCCATCTGTTTGAGCGATCCACAAACAAGTGATTGCGCTAACTGGTGATGTTTCGTAGTGAATTAGAATATCGCCTTTTTGGGTTTCAGGATTAGCCTGCCAAAAAGTAAAATCTAAAGTGGATTCTATCGGGGCTGTTTTCCCACCAATGAACCATGCTTGTGCCGGTTGTGGAATATCTGTTTTTTCTTTTGAAACAAAATTGGGTGCATAGTCATATAGAAATGCGCATAACTCTGCTGGAGAGAGTTGGTTTTCAATTCTAAACCGATAAAATACCTCGCACAATTCCCAATAATACATACATCTCGATTTATAATCAGATTTTTTAGGAATAGGAGGAAGTTCTATCTCGAATGTGTCTGTTATCTTATTTAAAACGAAAAAACGACTTCTGAAAAGATTTGGGAAAAAGTATTCAGGGGCAAAGTAATATAACATGAATGACAACATATCATTAGCAGATAGCATTAATTGGTATTCGCCCTCATTGATTACTGCTACATGCTCTTCATCAAATATCCCTTTGGTCGTGAGTGTATAATAAAATCGCTTTGCAGATTCATGGTTTTCAGGCTTTTCTGCACTGTCGAAAGAGCAAGCCCAAAATAGGTCGCATGTTTCTACAAAATAGTCTTCTGAAAGAAAATGTGCTGAATTAGGATTGTATTTAGAAAACAGTTCGTATTCAGTCATTTTCTCATTGGCTTCTTCAAACTCCTTAATAGCTTTTTGTCCGTTAGAAGATTGCTTATATAGATTCCATGTGTATTGATTGAATTTCATCGTATTAGTTTTAATAGTTTGTATATTAAACTTTTAAACTACCTCCTTCTTGGTCTTTGCAATTCAATCACATTGAAGATTTGTCTAACTTCTGCCAAATCAATAACTCTGTCAGGATACATATCGTTCAAAGAATGTATTGTAATAGTATGATTTTCTACATTATGATCTATTATTCGTTTTACCAAAATTCCCTCTTCATGTACAATAACGAAATCCCATTTCCGGATATGCAATTTAGACTCTCCCCATAGATATGGAGCTATTTCTCTACAAAGAAGTCTGTCTCCTTCAAGGTAACTCTCTTCAGTTCCATCATTCATACTGTCACCTCTTACTTCAAATGCTACATAGTTTCCTTTAGCTTCGTGGTCTATTATAAAAGGTATAGTAGGTAGTGTAGCTATGTATGCCGCATCTTGAAATCCGCATAAATAGCCGGCTTGTGCGTATTGATTCACTAATGGTACGTTTATAATATAGTTTTGGTTTAATGGTATTGCTTCATTCTCAATTGCCAATACATTTTCACTACTGAAAAATTGCAGTAGTATTTCAGTATTTGCAGGTGTTGGTTTAGTTTTCCCATTTTTGTAATTACCCAATGTACTTTGTGATATATGGGTCTGCTTTGATATCACATAGTTAGATAACTTGCTTTCTTTAAGTAACTTAATAGCTTCTTCTGCTTTCTTGAGTAACTCTTCTGTTGTCATGTACTGCAATGTTTTAGTATTAATAAAGATTAAAAACATGCAATATTGCATCGTATTTATTGTAATACTGCAATTATTGTAGTATATTTGCATCATCAAACATTCAATGATACAAAGAAACGAAGAAAGTTTGAGTAACGCAATAGTATAAACATATTAAATCACACGGTTATGAGCACGAATTTTAGAAATCAGATGAAAGAAGTCATGTCACTTGCATGGTCTTTCGTGAAGAGAAACGGTTTTTCAATGAGTGAAGCACTGAAAGTTGCTTGGGCAAACTTAAAGCTGAAAGCGGTTTTGCGAAAGAAAGTAGTAGAATTTTTTTTCAAAAAAACTGATGGCATGTTACGTCAAGCCTTTGGCACTTTAATGAGTGACAGAGTACCTGAAACGAAAGGTACAAAGAAAACGGCTGATAACTGCCAAGTGTACTTCGATTGCGAGAAAGAAGAATGGCGTTGTTTTAAGAAATGTAATCTTGTTAAAATAGTAGAAAGATGAATGGTAAGAATCAAAATATTGTGGGTAATCAGTACGGTTGTTTGACCGTACAAAAGTTAGCTTATAAAAAGAGCCGCAAGTTGTATTATACTTGTTTGTGCGAATGTGGTTGTGAGGTAGATGTTAGAAAAGACCAATTAATCAGAGGCATAACAAAAAGTTGTGGCTGTTTACAAAAAGATATTGCGGAAAAGACAATGACTGAAAATATGAAAAAACACGGATTGTCTAACCACCCATTGCATAGGATATTTAACAGTATGAAACAAAGATGTTACAATGAAAATGATAAGGGATTTAAATATTATGGTGGGCGTGGTATATCAATCTGTAATGAATGGCTTAATGATTTTGAAGCATTTTACAATTGGGCTATTGAAAGTGGATATCAAAGTGGATTGAGCATAGACAGGATTGATGTAAAAGGTAATTACACCCCTAAAAACTGTCGCTTTGTATCTATGAAAATACAGAATGTCAATAAAAAGAGTAATGTATTCATTGAGTATAAAGGCGAAACAAAAACCTTATCTGAATGGTGCGAGAAATTAAACTTAAAATACAGTACTATTTATATGAGATTGAATAGGGGGTGGAATATTGATAAAGCATTTTCAAAAAAGCCAACCTTTTAAAGATTGCATGAGGGTAATATAACCGCTGGCGGGTGAAAGCCCTACCGAATAATCGTTCTTTGACTTATTGATGATGCAAATTTTAACTATATAGATTATGGATGAAGATTATTTGAAAGAATTGCTATGGATGTCTATTAGAACAATAGTGATTAGTGCTATTGTGTCAGCAATAGTCAGCTATTTAGTTACCAGTATTTAATGAACTGACAATATAAGCCACTATTGCGCTGATTAGAGCGGATAATACCATGTTAAGATAGAAAGTGAAAGTCTGTTTTCTACGTATGTTCCGCTCTTTAGTATATCCACCTTGTAAGATAAACCCTTTGCCCTTGTCAGTAATCCAATATGCGCTTCCATTTACTGATGTGCGTAGTTCCATATATCCTTCGGCAATGAGAATATCTATAATTTCTTGACTTGGCTTGACAGAATTGGATCTGCCATAGAAATATTCTAAAGCATTATCCTTTTCTTTTGGAGTAAACTTTCTCATTTCTTTGAAAGGTTCTCAATTGTTCTTTGCTGGCTCTCGATGATAGAAAGCAGGCGTTCATTGGTAATGGGATCTGATTTCTCTTTGGGTGAAGATGATTTCAGCATTTCGCCTTTGCCGGTAAGAAGCCATTGAGAAGATATTAAATCAAATGAATTAACTATTTTCAATATGGTATCTAGGCTTACTTTTCTATCTCCATTCATTTGTTGGTTGATAGTAACTTGATTAGCACCTATTTTAGCTGAAAAAGCATTTACGCTAAGGTTATAATGGTTCATTATAGCTTTAATACGTTCAATCATAACATTAATTCACTTTATCGTTAATTAAATCAAATGAATTGATTTAATATAGCAATTGTTTTGATTATTAATTCAATTGAATTACATTTGCATCATCAATCATTCATTGACACAACAAAGGTAGAAAAAAGGTTGATAGAATGAAATAGTATAAATGTATTAAAAATAAAAGTTATGAAAGCAAGAGATTACAAACTGGTAGTAGATGGCAAATATAACAGACGTGCCATTATGCAAAGAGCTTGGGCTTACATGAAGCAGAACAAGTCTTTCAAGTGGTATTCTTTTGCTAATGCTTTGAAAGATGCTTGGACGGATGCAAGTTTGAAAATGGACGAGTATAAGGCGCAGATAAGCCCGGTTTATACCGACTATCCGAAACCTGTCAACAATTTGAGACAAGCCTTGATAGACTTGAATCCTACATTGAGATGCTATGATAGTAGTTGGAGATAACAATTAACCTCATACGATTATGATAGAAATAGTAATAACATTGGCAAGCCTGTACGCTGGGTATAAATTGTTCAGAAAGTCAGGTGATAAATTTTTCTATGAGGATTGATTGCACGATTATGCAACGCACGACGGTCCGTGTAGACGTAGAGAATATTCTACATGGGCACTATTGATTAGTTCTTTGACATTGTGGAACACTGCTATATCTTCTTCTTCACCCACGATATAGCTGAAATAATGCAAGATATAAAGGGCTTGTATGTCAGCATGTGACATTGATACATGACAGTTAGCTTTTGACTGGAATAAAAGATGAGTTAACTTACGACTCAGCAAATGTAAGGGCGCTACTTTGGGCGCGAAAACAATGGATAAGTAAAACCACAGCAAAACCGTCCATTAAGCAGTAAGCATACGGGTTGGGCGTCCGTACTGGTATTGATATAAAAGCCCGTCAGTTCTCGATTACTGGTACAACTGTCTAAAAGGTTGGCGGGCGCAAACTAATACTTATTGTTTATGAAAGAAATCGAGTACATGAAATTCTTGGAAGATACGGTGAAAGAACTTTCACGTGAATTGAAAGCTACTACTGATTGTTTGGCGGCTTTGTCTATAAGACGTACAAGAGAAATGGATAGTTTAATGCTGCGTATTGATGATGCAGTTCACCAAAGTAAATGCACACTTGCTAAAGTAAAGGAGAAGTTGCCGTGAAAGTGATTATGTTTTCTTTTTCATTGGTCATATTATTATGTATGACAGTGATACTATGTAATGCTGTTATCAAAGATAGTCCCATGTATATGTCCGGTGTTATACTGACATCTATAATGTTTGTTTTATCTATTATACTTACTGTTTTGACATATTCGGAGTTGAAAGAGGATTATTGACATAACTGTTTTTGTCGTGTTTTATTTTGTGTTTGTACTGGGGTGTGTCGTTCGTGAGAATAGCGCACCTTTATTATTTTGGATGGTTAGCTTATCGGTTAGAGCTTCGTGTTGCGCAATCAATTCAAACGAGTGAGAGGGGTTCGATTCCTCTACCATCCACGAATCATTAATTTAAAATTAAATCTTATGGCAAAAGAATCAGAAGAAAGAAAAAAAGTCAAAGAGAAGCTGGTAAAAAAAAATGATAAGCTACCTTTCTCTTTATCTCTTTATGTGAAAGTGTCCCGTATGGTTCAAGATTTGAATCGTTTGGCGAGAGCCAATCGGCTTGTAGAACCGGAAGATGTACTTTATTCTATTCAACAAGAAGGAGCTCCTAAAGGGAAGTTCTATGTAGTAAGGAACTACTAATTATCAACTCACACGATTATGGATAGAGTATTTACAGAGCTCACACCTGAATGCGAGATTACAGCACGAATGTACGCACAAGGGTATGAAAAGAAAGAAATTGCAAATCTCAAATGTCGAGCAGTTAGTACAATAAACAACCAATTGCAGAGGGCTTTTGATGTTTTGCAGGTGAGGAATGGTCGGGAATTGGCAACCATGCTTTATGAACGGATAGCCGGTGTGAAGTTCACAATGGATTTTTCACCTATCATTCGTACATCCGTTGCCTGTGGTTTATTATGTATCTTTTCTTTGTCGCTTTACCACGAACAGAGCGATATGAGAAGGGCACGAAGGACGAAAATTGAAACATTTGAAAGAGTAAGGAGGTCAGAATGAATGCAGAAACTAAATTAAGTACCCTTTATCGAATCGGAAATAGGATACCTCTGAATAAGTCGCAAGCAGCGGGATTTGTAGGTGGCCGGTATAGGCTTGAAAAATTAATTAGAGAAAATAAAATTCGGGCGACAAAAACGGGACCAACTAAGATGTCTCCTTATGATGTGAATGCCTGCGATGTGTTTCTCTATGCTATTGATTCTAAAGAACAAAGAATATAATTAACTTTTTAAATTTTACGATTATGAGTAAAGAATTAGCATTGAAAGAGCAAGAGTCTTCATTTGAGATTCAGGCAGCAGATTTAAGTACAAGTGATCTTCCCTCTTTAGAGGATGCTCAGGAATTACCTGTTGATCTTTGCGGCAACTACTGGACACCGGAACATGCCGGTGAGTTTAAGAAAATGTTTTTCGTAGAAATTAAGCCTCAAAAGGTCTTAAGTGCTACTGGAACTGGTGAACTGATTGATTTGGATTGTGCTACTTTCCTTGAGAGATCAGAGGATGGCATAGTACAGACTGTGACTAATGGGTCTCGTAGATTAGTTGGTATTCTAGAACAATATATTGAGAATGGCTCGCTCAAAAGTGGCGTTCCCCTTAAAATCACTTACATGGGAAAGAGAAAGAATAAGACTAATAATTTCCAATCCGATAATTGGTCTGTAAAACCTCTACGTATAAATTTACCAGTAGTTGAATGATAGATTTTGATTTGAACGATTGTGCAGAAGGGGAAGAACTTAACCCTTCTGCCTATAATCCGGATGACTACCCAACAAAAGAAACAGTTTTGGATTTTATAGCCTTAAATAGTCATAAGAAGCCTATAAACATAGATTTGAAATCCTTAAGTGTAAATGGGACAGTCAAACGTGATTCAATGGAAACTTATCTTGAAAGTAAGCACATTTCTTCCTCTAACTTAAAAAATGCTCTCAAAACCCCTCGCTCGTTCTACTATGACTGGGAGCGAGTTTTTGAAGAAAAGCAAAAACCTTGTTTTCAATTAGGTACATTTGCCCACATGGCTTTTCTGGAACCTCGTTTGTTTGAACTTGTAAAGGTGGAGCCGGTGTGTAATCAAGCATCAAAGGACGGTGTGCTTCAGATGATCGATTTCTATGAAGGACTTCTTGAAAACGAGAAAGATTATGCAAAGAATGCTGAGAGTGAATCACCTTCTGAAAAGTGGAATTTCAATGCACTTAAAGAGTACCGGGACGATTTGAAACAAAAGCTTATTGATCTAGGCTATTCTTTCATCAGTGAAGAAATGAATATGATTATCACTGCCTTGAAAAGAAACTATTATTGGTACGGTGGTGGTATTATCCCTCAGATTCTCAAAGGCGCTTATTCAGAAGTATCTTTCTATGGAAGAGACGAGGAAACCGGACTTGATGTTAGGGTAAGACCTGATTATTTCAATGTAGAAGAAAACATCGGTGTAAATGCCGTTATTTCTTTCAAGACCACACGAGCCGATGACCTCGGCAAGTTCTATTATGATTGCGCCAAACTCAAATATGAGTTGTCAGAAGGTATGTACCAAGAAGTAATGAGTGGCATTACAGGGCGAAACTTCAATGTAACCATAATGATTATGTTGCAGACAGTCGAGCCTTATGATGTGGCCGTCCTTTTTTGGTCGCCTGATGATCTGGCGAATGGGAAATACAAATATCACTATGCACTTTCCATTGTCAAAGACTGCTTCGATAAGAAGTGGTTTCCCGGCTATGATGCTAAAGCGGAAGATGGTGCTCGTGGTATAATTGACATGCAGCTTCCTGATTGGAGTAAGAAACTTCTTCATCCGGTGGCTATAGATGATTTTGAATAATGAAATTATGCAAAACAGATATTCAAATAATAGAGCGCCTACTTATGCAATGCTCTAATAAAATAGAGAAATACGCTCCTAAAGCATCTCCCGATCAGGATTTATGTAGAAGGTGTAAGAAAATGCTTAAGAAATTAAATACTAAGAAACAATGATTGATTTAAAAGACTATGTACCGGAGGAACTTAAATTTAAGCTCCCTGCCACCGTGAAATTTCCCGAAGTGATTTTTTCTGATTGTGTCTCTATGGATGATGTAAAGAAGAAGCTTGCTGAGAGTTTCGTTACCATTCAAGAGAAAGACGTAATCGCTAACCGGGTGATGGACGATTATGAAATCTCAACTATCCGTGCGAATTATGGTGAGATTGCCGAGGAACAGATTCCGGAACTTGAAGCACAGTTCGAATCTTTGAAAGCCAAGTTTAATACAGAGAAGAAAGACTTTGAGGCAAAGATTTCTGCCTTACATACCCAGTTCAAAGACCTTGTGAACTTGGCAAAGAAAGGCATTAAGGATTATCCTTTAAAGATGATTGATACCTTTCGTATTCCTGTGATGGGGCATTACCTGTATTATTCATGGGTAAATGATGCATTTCGGCTGGCATTGGTCCAAGAAATACCAAAGCATGAATACAACGACTTGTTTAATTCGGGAGAAATGAATCAGGAAGCCTTTAAAGCACTTGGTTATGATTTACCTGATATAGATGTGAAGGATACGAGAAAGAACCTTCGCAAATTTGGCAAGGATGAGAATGTTGTTGAAGTCTGGGAAGAAGACGGTCAGGATGTTTGGTTAGAACATTGGATTGAGGACTTTTTAGATGAAGATAGCGGGGAGGTAGTTCCTGTACAACGCCATGAATGGCATAGAGTAGCAATTGAAGAAAGCCCATGGAGGAAAGAAGATGAACAGACTGAAGCACAAGAAGGGGAGGCCGACGAAATACCGGCAGAGCCTGAGGAATAATCCGTATTGGGAAGAGGTAAAGCGTAAGGTTAGAATTCGTGATGGGCATAAATGTCAGGTGTGTGGTAAGACATACAATTTGGAGGTTCATCACAAAGTCTATGACATTGCAGGATATTCTATTGTTGGTCACGAATTAGAATTCTTGTATTGTCTTGAAACGCTGTGTGAAGATTGCCATAGAATGAAACATGGTAGATAAATTATCCCGGTGTCCATTGGTTTGGTATCCGGGAACTTTCTTTAAAATCTATTTTTATGAAGCAGATAAGCAGAAAGCAGGCACAGCGGAATAGGCAGGTTGCTGAAATAAAGAAAACCCTATCTCCATATTGTGCAATTTGTGGCAGGCTGATGTCTGATGCTGCCCATTTAGTGCCAAAATCGGAATACCCTGAGCACTACACTAATCCTCTCAATATTGTTGGATTGTGCCGGGAATGCCACAATAAGTATGACAATAATTTAGCCTTCAGACAAAAGCAAAAGCGGCTTATAGAGCGTGTGAAGTCTTTTGATGAATGTGCTGCTAATAGATATTTTCGTTTATGAATAGTTATCAACTCATATCCAAGCTTCGAAAAGTACGGGATGACACCTACCTTACAACAGCCGCCCAAGCCTTATTTCATGAGCTTGTGGCGATTTGTAATGAGATGAAGTGGAAAGATATATTCTTTGTTCGTAGTAATACACTTTGCGGTAATTTAGATATGTCTGACAATACTTTACGTAAGTCTAGAAATAGTTTGGCAGCTTCCGGTCTTATTTACTATGAGACAAGCAAAGATAAGCGTATAGGATGTTATTACTCATTCGTCAAGAAATTGAGTAATGATATTGTATCACCCGCAGAATCATCCGCAATATCATACTCAAAAATTACGGATGATATTGCGGGTGATATTAAGGAGGGAAATGCAAATGATGTCCCGGAATCATCCGCAATATCATCCGCAGAATCATCCGCAAAAAATGAGGATGATAAGAAAGGTACATCCGCAATATCATCCGCAAATTTTGAGGATGAAACGCAAATTCCACCTATTATAGATATTAAAACTATAAACGAAGAGAGTCTCGCGCGTACGCACGAGAGCCCCCCACCCGAAAAGCCAAAGAAGTCCCGGAAAAAAGATGGAGATAAAAAGCCTTTAGTTTATCCTTTTTCTTCGATAGCTTTCATGTCTGCTTGGGAAACTTTACGAAATACTCCGAAGTGGAAAAATAAGCTCAACTATGCGTTGCAGCTTTCGCTTAATAAACTTTCTAATTTTGAAGAAGAGTTTGCCATTAGGCAAATTGAGAGGGCAATCGAATCCGGTTGGACTGGTGTAGTATTTACGGGAACTGAACGTGATTATCAAGAATGGTTAAACATTAAGTATGGAAAAACAGGAATCCAAGGACAAAACAATCGGAATGCTGATAAGGCAGCAAAGGCAAGAATGCTCCTTGACGAGTATGCAGCCATCGAACAGGGAAGTTCTGCTATCGACCATCAAACAGAGATACCCGACCTTTAAGGCTTTTTCCTCTGCCTATTCCACTTCGCTTCAAACGATTATTCTTTCGGATATGGAAAAGGCTTACAGTGAGAAATCTCCTACAATGTCTGATCTTGAGCGAATGTATGGCTGCGATTCTTCCTCATTGTGGGTGAAGACTCAACTATTGACTATTGATTTCGCTTCTTCTACGAAAGAGAGTGCTGATATAGACGCTCTGAGTGAATTTTCCCGATTGTTTGTTGCTCAGTATCACTATATTAAGTTGACAGAGTTTCTTTTATTTATCGCCCGCTTCAAACTTGGAAAATACGGTAAGTTTTACGGGTATTTCGATACGATAACTGTCGGTGAAGCATTTAGGAAGTTTCTCCGTGAGCGGAGCGAAGAAATGGACATCATCATTAGAGGACGCAACTTTCGGGAAATTGAAGAACGCCGAACCGTAGTAGAAAGGTATCATGTACCAGCTAATTATATTCAAGCTGAAATTAATCGTTATCCGAAGAAATAAATAGTTCTAAAAAGTACAATATGAAAACAATATCAATAGATGTGGATGCGACAAGCGTTCAGATAGAGACAAGTATGGCTGGAAATGGATATGTCAGAGTAACAGCAGAAGTCGATGAAAGAGATTCTACTAAATTACTGGATTCCATATCCAAAGACGATATTTCAGATTATATGCGTGAGAATGGTTATATCTGTGAAATTGAATAATTTAAATCAATAAAAATGTGAGCCACACATAAATGGCAAGGGTTAGTGAATAATGGTTGTGCCCCGGGAAATACGCTTCGGGGCTTTTAATTAAAAAGATTATGGCAATAGATAAAATCAAAACAGTAGGCCAGCTTAGAAAGGTTATTGAAAATCTTTCTGACGATTACGAAATAGAAATGAGAATCAGGCGCAAATTATCGGATGATGAAATAAGAGAGTTGCATAACAAGTATGGTCGAATATATCCTTATCCATACGAAACTCAATATCCAGAACTAGAATTTGACGATATAGGTGTGTCTGACAAAGTATTATGCTTGGGAGTTGAATTAAAAGACAAATGATATGTCATACTACATAAAAAGAACTAAGTCCAAGAAGAAAGACAAGCCGGTGAATGTTGAACTTAAAATAAAGCTTATTGACGAAGATATATTCGGCGGTTGGGGTAGTATGAATGATTATAAAGATTAAAAATAATAAAAATTGATCAAAAATGACTGAAATGATTTTTCCGCAGGAGAATAGAGATTTAAAACTTACCTGCAAGCTACATATTGATATGCTTACTAACTCTGTTCGCTATTCATTTAAGTTGATGCAGCGAGCGAAGGGAAAACGAAAATGGCAAGATATAAGAGGGTATGAACGTCTATATCGTGCAAACACAGATATGGATGATATTTTAAGATACCTTTCAAGAAGCCAAGTGATGGGATTAGCTGAATTAGAGTATAAAAAGTATGCTCCAGCAGAATGTTTGTTTAACGAATAACTATAAAGTAATGAAGCAAAGTAAACTAACACATGGTTCTCTGTTTAGCGGTATTGGCGGTTTTGAATTAGGCGCTGAAATGGCAGGAATTGATACTTTGTGGAATTGTGAGATAGAAAAATTTCAAGGTGAAATATTAAAAAACAAATTTCCTCATGCAGAAAGATTCACAGATATTACAAAAACAACCAGCCTCCGATATGTGGACATCATTAGTGGAGGATTTCCGTGTCAAGACATCAGCGTTGCCGGAAAGCGTGAAGGTATTAAAGGCGAACGCTCTGGATTGTGGAGTGAAATGTACCGAATTATACGGGAGGTTAGACCTAAATACGTCATCGTTGAAAATTCGCCAGCTCTCACTATTTCCGGTCTTGAACAAGTCTTATGCGACCTTACCAAAATCGGGTTTAACGCGGAATGGCAATGTATATCAAACTACGATTTTGGATACCCGCACAAAAGGGAAAGACTTTATCTTATTGCCTACTCCAACCAAATCGGATTACAAGGCGACATTTGCAACAATGGATGCTTTAACTCGATATTTAAAAAGTGGACATCAGATACGAGTGTCGGATATACTTGCGCAAAAAGGATTCTTGAAATCCCAGCGCATAGCGTTGTTAGAAATGATGATGGGTTTTCCCATTGGACACACAGAGTTGGCTCAATAGGAAATGCGGTTAATCCTTGCGTTGCAAAGTATCTGTTTGAATGTATTAAAGAATTTGATAATCAACTTGCATAAGAGATGAAAACACCAATCACATACTACGGAGGAAAGCAGAATCTTTCCGGTCTGATAATTTCCATGATGCCGGCACATCGCATTTATTGCGAACCGTTTTTCGGTGGTGGTGCGGTATTCTTTGAAAAGCCCAAAGCTGGTATAGAGGTAATCAACGATACTAATGAAATGCTGATAAACTTCTACTCCGTCTGCAGGAAAAAGTTTAAAGATCTGCAGGAAATAGTACGTTATACTCTCCATTCTGAAGTGACATTTAATAAGGCTCGTGATATTTACCGTGGCCGTCTGCAGGCAAATGATATTGAAAAGGCATGGGCATTATGGGTAATGGCCAATGAATGCCATGCTGGAAGTTTGTATGGAGGATGGAAGTTTTGCAATGGTACTGCCGGAACTCATTTCGGAAAAGTATTCAAGAACAAACGAGACTACTTTAACCAACAACTGTATGAGCGTTTGTCTGAAGTTCAGATTTCTTGTAGGGATGCCTTGAAGGTTATCAAAAACAGGGACAGTCCGGAAACTTTTTTTTATCTCGATCCTCCTTATCCTGGAGCTGTGCAAGGTCATTATTACGGATATTCAGAAAAGAACCTTGCGGATCTTCTCACCATTCTTGTAAAACTGAAAGGCAGGTTCATCCTTAGTAACTATTGGACTGAAACCTTGCGAACAGCAGTTGATGAGAATAGATGGAATTACAGAGAGATAAAGGTTGCTACTCATACGGCCGTAAATACTAAGCAGCGTGAGAGTACCGAAGTATTAGTGTTTAACTACGAAATAGAGAGAACTCTATTTTAATTCATAACTAATATAGTAATGAATATTATGGGAGAAAATTTATACTCAGTCTGTGAACTAACAGCCGAGCAACAAAAGGCTTTCAATAAGCTAAAAAAAGCATATAAGGAATGTGAGAAGACAGGCATTTACTTTGCTAATTGCTATGGTAGTTTGATGGCTTTTGATAAGAATCTTGTAGCTGGATATGGTGATTGCACTATGACACCGGACGGTGAATATACAGTCGAACTGCATAATGGATGTCCCGCTGATTCTATGCAAATTGTCAACGAATGGGCGGACGATACTCATGTATTGGGGTTAACTAAAAAGGGTATGAAATTGTACTTGTCGAATGAAGAATAATTCAAAACAATAAAGGAATGAATAAAAATGTATCTAAATATGCTTCTGAGCATTGGAGCAATAGCGATTATAAGGTAAGAGCCGAAATAGCTCATCAAAAAAGTGTATGTGTAGCTACTTCTGTTGTAAGAAAAGCTGTACTGGAAACCTTTGAAAAGGCTTTCTGTCTTGGTGAGGAAGAGATGAAGCAGAAAGCTACTGAAGCATTCCGCCATTTTGTCGAAGATTATTGTAACGAATCGGGAAGAAAGGATATTGCGGCAGAATCGGAGCACTATCTGAAGATATTCAATGAATTAATTAATGCTTAATCATAAAAAGTATGAAACAGACATTAGAAGAAGCGGCTATAGAAGCTGTAGAAAATCACTATGGAATGGATTACGATGGGAAAACACATGAAATGTATATTCTTAGGGAGGCCTTCGAAGCTGGTGCAGAATGGCAGGCAAAGCAATCTCCGTGGACGTTGGTAAAAGACAAATTGCCTGATGAGAGTGAACTTGTACTTTGCCGAATGGTATCCAATGAAGCCATTGTTAGTGGATTCATATTTATCTCTCCTGATGGATTGCCATGTGTCGCAACCCTACCTAACTTTGAATTTGAAGACTATGGTGGGTATGTGTGTGATATGTGGATGCCAATACCTAAGTTTAACGAATAATGAGAAATGATGAAGAAAATAAATATCGCAATATTTGTTATTGCATTTATTGGATGTATTTGGTTTGTAACCTTTTCCAATCAACAAACTTTAAAAGTGAGAGTGAATAAAGTCGATAAAATCGAAGAAGTATCCGGTAGCAAAGAGAGTATTAGCACTCAAATATACTATTTGCTATACACTGATAGAGGAACATTCCGCATCAACATTGATGGCATTTTAGCACATCCTGAACTTGCCGGAAAGTTGGAAAAAGATTCTATATATGAAATCTCTGTTTGTGGCGTGGATGTACCTTTTTGCGGAGTGTATAGGAATGTGGTTGATGTTAAATGAGTATCAATGAGTGAAACTGAATTGAAATCAAGTACGAGTATGTCTCCAATTATACGTGATGCTTATATGCTTCGTAAACTTTTAGAAAAATCGACGGGTATAAAAGTTTATAAAGCTGAAGTTGGATCATACAGTTCTTTTAATCTTTACAGAGGTATAGTACAGGAATATAAAGATGAAACAAACTCACACATCACAGTAGCACAAGGAAGTTGGCATATAAAAAAATGGAGGTGAATATAAGATTTCACTTTATACACCTACCATTGTTGTTGCGCATAGAAAAATGATTAATAGACAATTGGTGCATGCAATTGTACGCGATATTGTAGATGCGTTAAATTCAGAATTTGGTCAAGGTAACTGGAATACATGTAATGAAGAAAATAGTTGTTGGTTTCCTCTTTCTCGGTGCTCATTCTATTTGCAAATCCCCAATTTTGAAGAATATGAATAAGTAATTGTATAACTATCATGAAAATAGAAACTAAATTTAATATTGGTGACAAGGTCAATTTCACTAAGGATGGAGGCCTGTTAGAGGCAGAAGTAATTGCCGTAGAGACTTTAAACAAGTCGGACGTATCGTTTATAACTTATGTTGTAATAACTAAAGATGAAAGGTTCTTCCGAAGGTATGAATATGAATTGAACGATTTAACTTCATAAAGAATAGAAATGAAAGCAATAACAATAAAGCAACCGTGGGCATCCTTGATAGTCCACGGTATCAAGGACATTGAGAACCGGAGTTGGCAAACCAATTTTCGTGGGCGTGTTCTCATTCATGCCGCTGGTTCTCATGGTAGGAAATTTAGCGTTAATTTGACTGATGCACAGACAAGAGCAGCATTTACTACGTTAGCCAAAGAAACTATGTTTGGAAATATGCCTTTTGGCTCTATCATTGGCAGCGTAGAAATAGTAGGCTGTGTTATCAACCATCCTTCTATCTGGGCAGAGAAAGGAGTCTATAACTGGATACTAGCTAATCCCATCCTGTTTAATAAGCCCATCGAGAACGTGAAAGGAAAGCTTTCTTTCTGGGAGTATCCAGGTATCAATGAGGTTAAGATTGAATGTCCGGAATGTGGCAGCATAGAGATAGCTATTGAGGACTACACTACGGCTCCATTCCCTACATTCCTGCATAGCTGTAACAAGTGTGGATACGTGATTATGGAAAGTGAATGGGATATAAGCAAGTCTTAAGATATTGTCTACAGATACTGAGAAAGTAACTTATTATTAATACCCGATATTGGAAAGTTACCTTTTCCAATTAGAGAACATACTATCTATCCAGCGCACTACATATACAATAATAACACCGGCTACAACCATGGCGAAAATACGAGCTAACATAATCAATTGTATTAAAGGTAACTTATTAAATAGTGCACAAAGATAGATAAAAAGACGAATATCTATAGAGACTATTTCTTGAGATTAATTTGTTGAAGTGATACTAAACAAAAAAAGGCTATCTATCCCAGACAGCCAATCTTTTGTTAACCTTAATCTAATACTATGAAAAACACATTGCAAAGGTACGGATTTACAGGAATTATGCAAATTATCAGCCTTTGTTCAGCCATCTTATAACATGGTTTAGCAGGCAAATATATATGTTAACTGTTAACATTATAAATATATAAAATTAACTAATGAGCAATGAAGATAGATAAGAATGTTTGGACTGATGCAAAATGCGCAGCCTTTAGGGTAGAGTTCCTTACCAGTCGTGAGGAACTCTTTTTATATGCGAAAGCTATTTATTCCGCTATTATGTGGAGTAGGGAAGTGAATGAAAAGAATAGGATTATTATGAAAAAGAATAAATCTGTAAAATAAGAAAGGAGAACCAAGCGCACGACCACTCAATCCTCCCTCACACGATTATAGTGCAAATATACTATTTACTTTTAAAATAATTGTGTTATGGAGCTGGATTTTAATAAAATAATTCGTCTTAAAAAAATCAGAATTGAGAAATCAGAACTTTCAGAAGAAGAAAACGCCTTAGCTTCACCGATTTTGAGAGATAAAAACCTTATTGGGGATATCTATAAAATCTTTGTTGAGTTATTGAATAGCAGAAGTCTTCCTCCTTGTATTGATAGTGTTACTCAACGGAAGAAGTTCATTTTCATTATCCTGTACCTATTTTCTCCAAGCTCGCTTGCCGGTGGGAAAATGACTGCCGGATTACGTGAGGAAATGTCGAAGGTATTGGGGATTCAGTCTAAGAGTACAATTTCCGACAACTGCGCAGATGTCGTGTTTCTCTATCAGAACTATGGGGATTTCAGCGGAGATATAGAGTATCTTTACACCGAAATCGTAAATCGGTTAAAATTCAAAGGGCTAATCAATTAGTTGTGACTTGCTTTCATTTTAGTAGATTTGTATGGTTGCAATAAAGCCGGAGTTTAGCGCTCCGGCTTTATTTTATATTTTATGAATATTTCATTACCAAATAACCTATGTAGCAAAAGAATATATTCTTCCATATTTTCCTGAACTTTGTCTTTATATTCATAGGATATGTTCTTTTGTAAGTATTCTAATTTGTTTTTGTTTTCAATAGCCTTCTCTATGAAAGATTGTTCCTTAGTTTGTATATGAAGTTCATACATTTTATTCCAATTAGTTATATAAGAAATGGCATGGCTTGCATGAACACATATTTCTGTACCTAAGTGAAATACATTGTCATTAAGATTGCTCAACGGTATTAATGGAGACACATCTTCAAATGAGACCAAAATCATCCGTGTTTCATAGGTAATTATTTGCATATCTTTATTGATTTGCTCTATTAAGTCCATTATTCGATCAACGCTTGAATTATTATACAGATAATACATTAAAGTAGCTTGATATGACTGAATCTCTCCTGCACGATTAAGAATGTTAATGAATCGTTCAGTTCTTGCTTCAATAAAATTATGCTTTCTTTGATTTTCAAAAGATATTTCATTCTTTATGATTTCCATTCCTTTCGTTATTTCTTCAATATCTTCTTTTGTCGCAAGATTTCTGCCTTTTTCAGTTTCATAAGATATATTTTGTGCCGACTCTTTAGCCGCTTCGTTCTTTGTTCTTTCCGCTATTAATGTTATTTCATGTATATCGGATTTAGTAGCCATATTTTTACCTAACTCTGTAAGCATTGCAATCTCTTTAGAATCTTCTTTAGCAGCTATATTCTCACCTTTCTTTTTTGCATAAGATTGATAAAATAAAAAGGTAATACTCCAAATAACATTCCCTATAAAGAATAATATTCCAATAATTAAATAATCCATATTTATTCTCCTTTCTCTATTTTAATTTTCTTTCCGCAGTGAGGACAAGTGATAGTGTTATCGTTCTTTTCTTCTCCTATCAATTCTGCTATGGATACATTCAAAACATCTGCAATCTTTATGATATTATCAAGAGATGGTGACGATTTCCCGGTCACAATATTGCTAACTGCAACCTTTGAAATTCCTACTTTATTAGCCAGCCACGCAGAAGTAACGTTACGCTCACTCATGAATTCTTTAATTCTCAAATCCATAAACTATACTTTATTAAGATTACTCCGCAAAGTAATGCAAACTTTATCAAATGACCTAATATTAATAAAGATTAATTTATTAAAGAATCTTAATAGATAAATTAAACTTTATCATTTATATTGAAATTGATAAAGTTTGCTTTATCTTTGCATCATCAGAAACGAAGTAATAATAATTAAAAGATATACGATAATGAAATCAAGATCAGTAATTAAACAAAGAACAATAGAGAAGTTCATCATGTCAGAGTTTGCACAAGGTAACTTAGATACAGAAGAACAAGTAAGCTGTATGCTTCTTCTGATTCAAAAGAAACTAGGTATGTCAGTAGAACAAGCAAGTGACTTTATGAGAAACGCAATTGGTATTAACTTTTAAAGATACACGATTATGACAAGAGATGAATTAAAAGCAATGTTGCCATCCGTATGGTTTGAAGAGTTTAACGAAGTCGTTTCAGATTCTTTTGAGCAATTCTATAAAGATGTTACTGAAAGTGGTGTAGAACCAACTGATGAATACTTTACTATGATAGTGAATGCTAACGTAGAAGCGTATTATACCTGCTCTTATCAATCAAACTGTTGGTATTAAAGTTTAATCTGGTAGCCTTAGGGCTACCACAATATACACGATTATGAAAGCGGATTTAGTTTTAGTTATCAGCCCTGAAGCCCCACTGATGAAGCAATTGGGCAAAGTATTGGGCAAGCTATGTACCATGTACGACTTTACTACCATTGACAAGAACGAAAAGTACATCACCATACAGCACGATGAAACTGGTCTTGTAGTGGCTTATACGAGTGAAGAAAGATTGAATGCTAAACTTTAAATATTGATTATTATGGGTGAAATAGCAGATAGTTTGATAAGCGGTGAATTTGATTTTATCACCGGTGAGTATTTAGGTGAAGCGGTTGGTTATCCAAGAACACACGCTTATGACAGACATGAGTACATGCAGCCAGTTGAAAAGAAGCCTACCAGTAAGGCGAATGTCTGTATAGCTAACATGTGTAAGGACAGAGGTTTCAGTAACCGTGAAAAGATTGAATTAGTAGCCAACTTCTTGTATAGCAAAGGTTACAAACAATTGCCTAATTTATCTCATCAGTATAAAATTATTCACAGCCAATACAAGAATGATTTTAAAAAGTTTTTGGTTGAACAAGTAAAGCAAAAAAATGATGAATAATATATTCACAATATGCTATTCAGAAGAAGAAGCAAACGAAATAGGTCACTTCATTTTGAGTAGAGGATACGAGGGTGTTCAAAATGATAGTTATAGATATTGTCGTGAAGCGATTTGGTGGGCTTTCAAAGAAGCTAAAAGGCATCATTCAAATTGCATCTACGTTGGCGTTGCAGGTTGTCAAATGACTGTATCAAAATCAAAGCGAGGTCTTAGACGAAATGGTCTTAAATACATAGAGAAAAGGCGAATGTTTTACAAATTATTAAGTAAGTATTGATAAATAGTTTATGAACTCAATAAACAAAAACGGTTGCAGCGTATGCCAGCCCGGTAAAGAGAATTACACTACCTACACAACGAAGTTAGGCAGAAAGAGAGTGAGAATGTACCAATACGACTATCGTACAGAAGACGGTGAGTTGTTTTCTTGTTGTGCGCCTACCTTAGAGGTGTGCAGGGAAAAGCGTGATAAATGGATGAAAAACAGATAAGCATGAAATACATACAGTTTATCCACCAAAAACCTGCATTATCTGGTTCTATTACAGTGAACGGCAGGTCTAAGAGTGGTATATTTATGCCTGAGTGGTCCAAATATAGCAACTCAATCATTTACAGGTATCATACGGATAGAGGCAACAAAGGTACAGGTGGGTTTAGTTTAAACCGTGCTTTCTTCTTGCTAAATTGTGGCAGGCTATCAATTTTACGACAATAAACCGATTGTCGTGTATAACGATTGGAGATATTTCGTTATCTTTGGTTGTGGTAGTACCTTTGGGGTACTATCTTTTATGGTATAAATTTTATAACGATATAGTAGTATGAAGATTAATTATAATGGTCAAGAGATAGAAGCGTATTCGCTCATAATGACAAAAGAAAACGCTTTAGATATTTTGAATGGTAAAAAGAGCATAGAAACGCGCATGCTTAGTGCCAAATATGAGAAGATGTTCACGGACTTTGCGCAAGTTGACGAAAATGAGAAATTGAGAAAAGCTGGACGTGAGGAAGAATGTCAGCCCATTTTGCGCACAGATATAGAAGCTATTCATTTTTATAGTACTGGTGCGCCATGGACACTTGATGTCGCCATTGATGAAATTGGTATAGGCGAAATAACAGAAGAAGGAATCAAATTCATGCACGATGAATTTGATTTTCACGATTTCGATAAACAATTAGAAGCGTTTAAAAAGAACCCACCTGAAGAGCTGCCGTTATTCTATTATTTGCATATTTGTGAGATTATCAGCCATTCGGGATTGAAATAACACGAGTCACTTAGGTGGCTTCATTTGTAGGTAAAAAGATTGTTTAACTAAAAAAACGAGATTATGCCAGAAGTTTATGCTACTGATGCGAGAGGTAGAAAATACCGAAGTCGAAAAGATTATGAAGCAGGTCGTTTTCAATCTACCGGTAGAAATGCCGCTCAAAGAGCGAGAATTAATCGCCGTATAGGAGGTAGAGTTGTCTAATGAAGAAAGCGATAGATATAATTAAAGCTGTCGCAAAAAAGACTGACAGGGTTATATTGTTTCACTCGGCATCGGGTAAGGACAGTATAGCCCTTTTAGACCTTATATCACCCTATTTCAAAGAAATTGTATGTGTTTATATGTATGTTGTCAAAGACTTATCTCACATTAATCGATATATCAACTATGCCTGCAATAAATACCCGAATGTGAAATACATTCAGATACCACATTTTTCTGTTTATTCATTTAGGCGTATTGGCTACTTAGGATGTGTTAAGAACGAAAAGCAGAAACTGTACAATATGGCTCAACTTACCGATATAGTAAGGGAGAAATATAATGTTGAATGGGCTTTCTTCGGATTCAAGCAGTCTGATTCGATGAATAGACGTTTAATGTTGCGTACATATAAGTTGAACGGTATTAACGAAGTGCAAAAGAAGTGTTACCCTTTATCTGAATATCGGAACAAAGATGTATTGGAGTACATTAGTCGAAAAGGTTTAATCAAACCCGAATCATACGATTTAAAACATCAATCATCCGGTACTGATATTACTGATATTAACTACTTGTTATTCCTTCGTGGTAAATTTCCGGAAGATTTGAAAAAGGTAATAAACGAATATCCATTGGTAGAAAGAAAATTATTTGAATATGACCATGAAAGAGCTAAAGCAAAGTGAAACAAGAGTTATAAAACGCTCCCAAATAAATCTCAATCCGATTAATCCTAAAAGACATTCCGATGAGAGGATAAAACTGAAAAAAAAGAACTTGCAAAAAGTAGGTTTTCTCGGTGGTATCGTATGGAATGAGAAGTCGGGTAATCTTATAGATGGGCATCGTAGAATAAAAGCAATGGATTTGCATTATAAATACGATGGTACACCTAAAACGGATTATGATGTAAAGGTTGAAGTCGTAACACTTGATGATAAGACTGAGAAGGAACAGCTTACATATATGGCCGTAGGAAACACAAAGCCCGATATAGACCTTATAGCTGGTTATATTTCTGATATAGATTATACTGATGTTGGTTTAGATTTTGAGGAACTGAATGATATTCTTTCTATAAACACAGAAATGCCATCTTTGTTGGATTCTGTGGATGATTTATTGTCACCCCTGCCATCGTTTGATGAAATTGAAACTCCCCCTGCGGATGAAAAGACTTACGATGAAAAGAAAGAGCATATGAAAGCCATTAAACAGCAAGTAAGAGAATCGGCAATAGAAAGACAGCAAAACGAAGAAGCGTACATCACATTGTCTTTTTCTTCTTACAACGCTAAAGAGGATTTTTGCGATTTGCTTGGTATCAGTACAGATGATAAGTTTGTAAAAGGAGAAGAGGTATTAAGATTGATTAAGTGACAAAAGTAACGAATACGCGCGTAGGCGTGCATGATATGGCGAAGAAACCAAACATAGAAGACTTCAGAAAGATTGTCCGCAAATCCGGTGGAAATCTAACTAAAGTAGCGTCTACATTCAAAGTAGCTCGGAAAACTATATATCAATGGGCAAAGGAAGATTCTGATTTCAAAGATGCCATATCTGACGAAAGAGGCTCATTAGTTGATGAATGCTTAGTTTCCGCCCGTGTGCTTGCTTTGGGTATTCCCGAAAAAGACGAAAATGGAAATTTCGTAGGTTGGCGTGAACGTCCAGATGGATATATGATTCGTTATTTGCTTTCTACATTAGGAAAAAACGAAGGTTTTGGGGAAAGTGTCGATGTAACAACCAACGGTAAGGATATCGGTCAGCAAATTATATTTTCTCCGACACCATTAACAGAGAAGGATATCCAGGAGATTAAAGATATTCAGAGTGGAAAGAAGAGTAGCGACAACACCGGTATATCAGAAACTTAATGCGGCCTATGGCTCCGGGCTGTATAACGTTTTTGTCTTGGAAGGCGGCTCTCGTTCTTCCAAGACTTATTCTATTATACAGTTTTGGATAAAGTACGCTAGGGAGCATCAAGACAGGGTCGGACGTGTTATTGTCGCCCGTCTGAAAGCCACATGGGTAACGGCTACCGTACTGAAAGACTTCCTCGATGTGCTGAAAGATTACGGCCTATACAACAAGAAAAACCATAATAAATCTGTCGGTGCTGGAGTTTATACGCTTTACACTACTGAATTTTGGTTTCTAGGTCTGGATGACGAACAGCGCATTCATGGCATGAAATCCGATGCGTTTTGGATTAATGAAGCAGTGGAGGCTAGTTTTGATGATTACGCCCAATTGATGCAAAGATGCTCCGGTTTCGCCATACTTGACTACAACCCTTCTTATGACGAGCACTGGATTTACGACAAGATATGCAAGCGTGAGAAAACGTGTTATATGCATTCCACCATGCTTGACAATCCTCTTATACCGGATAATGCCAAAGAGCAGATATTAAGCTATGAGCCTACTGATTATAATATTCAGCAAGGTACAGCAGATAAAAGAAAATGGCAAATCTATGGTTTGGGAAAAAGAGCGAGTCTGGAGGGGCTTATATATTCTAATTGGGGATATTGTAAGGAAATTCCTATTGGAATAAAGAAGCGTGGTTACGGGATGGATTTTGGTTTCACAAACGATTTTACAGGTATCGTGGATTGTGCTTTTGAGAATAATACTTTATATCTTGATGAAAAATGTTATCTCACGCACATGGAATCCAACGATATAATCAAGTTCTATAAGACCATACCGCCTATGAAAGTAATGTCGGAAAGCGCTGACCCTCGTTTAGTGAAAGAAATTAAGAACTCCGGTGTGAAAATATACCCCATCATCAAAGGCGCAGGAAGTATAGAGGCTTCTATTTCCGTCATGCAGGGGTATCGAATACTTATAACAGAGAAAAGTGTAAACCTTATTAAGGAGATTAAGAATTACACATGGCAGTTTGATGAAAAGACGAAGAGATTTATCAATAAACCTGCTGATGGGCAAGCAGATCACCTTTTGGATGCTTCTCGCTATTGGGTGATGGGCGAAATAATGGGAAGAATCAAAGAAGATAAAGATTTAACAGGAATATTCACGCATTAAAAATATAAACTATGCTATTGAGTTTAGATGAAATATTAGCATTACCCGATATTGGGCAGAAAATAAGCTATTTAAAGAAGGGGCGGAAAACCGAACTTCCAGACCGTTGTAAACTTTGGGATGATTGGAATCCTGAACGCCATGAAATCATGGTGGACAAAGAGAAGTACCCGGATAGAAAGGTTCTTGAAAAGGAAGCGGAAAAAGTTTTTGATGAAAAGACTGGTAAGACCTATGAAATCGAAGCGCAATACAAGACTGAACCGGTAAACCGTATTTCTATCCCTTTGGAGCAGGATATAGTCAACATTCAAACGGCTTTTACAGTCGGTACCGAACCGTCAATGGATTGTACTCCAACCGATGATGACGAAAAGAAACTATTAGACGCTGTCAAGGCTGTATTCAAATCCAACAAAATCAAGTACCAGAACAAAAAGATTGTCCGTTCTTGGCTTTCCGAACAGGAAGTAGCCGAATATTGGTATGTAACCGATGATGATTCATTTTGGGCGAAGTTTTGGAAGAGAGTAAAGACTTCTTTCGGTGGAAAGGTAAAGCCGACCAAAAAGCTGAAAAGCGTTTTATGGTCACCGTTCCGAGGTGATAAACTTTATCCGTTCTTCAACGATGAAGGTAAGATGATTGCCCTGTCCCGTGAGTACAAGAAAAAGCTCATGGATGATTCTGAAATCATTTGCTTTATGACTATCACAGACAAAGCGGTCTATCAATGGGACTTATCTAAAGGGTATGAAGAAAGAACACCTTTCGTTCATGGATTCCCGAAACTGCCGGTTATCTACGCTTACCGTCCTGAATCGTATTGCAAGAAGATAAAGACTTTCCGCGTCCGGTTGGAAAAACTGCTTTCCAATTACGCCGATTGCATAGACTATCATTTCTTTCCTTTACTGAAGCTAATAGGCGATGTTGAAGGATTTATGGGTAAGACAAAAGATCGGATGGTTAAACTCACAGGAGAAGGTGCGGATGCCCAATATCTAACGTGGTCGCAAGTTCCAGATACTATCAAATTCGAAGCCGAAACGCTTACTAACATGGCTTATGATATGTCCAATACTCCACGCATTTCTTTCGAGACATTGAAAGGGGTTGGTAAAGCTTCCGGCACTGCCTTTCGCTTCATGTTCATGGGGGCACACATGGCTGTTGAAAATCATGGAGAAGAAATTGGTAGCTTCATGCAACGAAGAGTAAACTTCCTGGTTTCCGCTTTAGGGGCAATCAATCCATCAGAGTTTAGCAAAGCTTCCCAAACGATTGATATTGAAACGGATTTGGTTCCATACATGATTGACGATTTGAACGACAAGGTTACTACTGCCGTCTCCGCTGTCAGTGGTGGCGTATGGTCAAGACGTGAAGGTATCATGTTTGCGGGGAATGCAGATCGCATTGATGAGGAATTGAAAGAAATCGAAGAAGAACAGGCTGCAAAGAATACTCAAATCGGAAATAAGGAACAGAAATAATCTGTTTAGTCAGAAAAATTGCAGGAGTTATAATTTTGTGATAAGAAAAATAGAATAGTTGGCGGTGATTCTTCGGAGTTGCCGCTATTTTTTTATTCATAGTAAAATAATGAATAAATTGTTTGTTAGTATTCATATTATTACTATATTTGCATAGTAATTAAGTCCAAAGCGTTATGAGTTACAAATCAGTGAAAGACGTTGTAACTATGTTGCAAGAAAACGGTTTTGTTCTAAAGAGTCAGAGAGGTAGCCACATGAAGTTTGAAAAAGACGGTAAAGTAGTTATCGTACCGAATCATAACAGCAAAGGCGTTGAGAAAGGCACTTATTACAGCATTTTGAGGCAAGCGGGGCTAAAGTAGCCCCCTTGTTCTCTTAATTTAAAAGGAGGTAATATGAAAACAGTAGAAGTTATCGTTGAACATGCAGGAAAGAACCTGAGTGCTTATATTGAAGGTGCTCCTGTCATTACAGTTGGTAATGATATGAAAGAGTTAGAAGATAATATGAAGGAAGCAATCGAGTTGTATTTGGAAGATAATACTAATCCTTGCGAGGTGTTGTCTGGGGAATTTGAATTAAAGTTCAAAATTGATGCTGCTACCTTTATCAACTACTACAGCAACATTTTTACTAAAGCTGCATTGAGTCGGATTACGGGAATCAATGAGCGTCAGTTATGGCATTATGCTGCCGGAGTACATAAACCGCGCAAACAGCAGTTGGAGAAGATTCAGAAAGGTATTCAGTCTTTGACTAAAGAGTTGGCTGCTATTAATCTTTTATAAATAATGCGATAAACTACTATGGAAAAGAAATATCAAGTATTTGTTAGTTCAACGTATGAGGACTTACAGGAAGAGCGAAAAAAAGTAATGGAGGCACTTTTGCAGATGAATTGCTTTCCTGTAGGGATGGAGTATTTTAATGCTTCGGATTCATCACAATGGGAGGTTATTAAGAGTCTTATACGTGAGTGTGACTATTACGTTTTGATTGTTGCCGGACGTTATGGATCAATAGAGGAAGAATCAGGGAAAAGCTATACGCAAAAAGAGTTTGAATATGCAATTGAGCAAGGAGTTCCGGTCATATCGTTTGTACATAAAGCTCCTGAATCTTTACCTGGTATTAAAATTGAGCAAGAACAAATCAAACGTGATAAATTGGAAGAGTTTAAGTCTTGTGTTAAAAAGAAGTTATGCAAGTTTTGGATCAATGCTGATGAATTGGCATCTCAAGTTGTATTAAGTTTGAATTCTTTGATTAAGACTAATCCTCGTATTGGTTGGGTAAAAGCAAGTGAACTTTCTTCGGCTGAAGCGAATAAAGAGTTGTTAAGATTGACTGAAGAGAATATAAGATTAAATAATCAGATAAAATTTTTGAGTTTAAAAGCTCCTGATGGAACTGGAGTTTATAAACAAGGAGAAGATATGTTTATTATTCATTATGCCAATGATTTCGATCCTTATTCAGATGGATTAAATCCGGATAAAGTTTTTGAAAATGAATATACTTGGAATCAAATTTTCCTATCAATTAGTACCACATTGCTGAAACCAACAACAGAAAGTGAGATTATGAAATCAATTGAAGAAACATTATTAGGGGAATATCAAAGTATAAGTCGAGATGATTTTCAAACAATTCTCATTCAATTAATGGCTTTAAAATTGATTCAAACAGATATTTTAAAAAGTGATGGCATACATACATATTGGATTTTAACCCCTTACGGCCGCGAAGAGATGGTACGATTAAAAGCTTTAAAAAAATAGTAAGTTATTTTTATTGGTAGGCGCAATTCCACCCGGTTTTGCGCCTTTTTATGCCTAAATTCCCACAATCTCCCCATTGTGGTTTTCAATCGTTCAATTATTTCCTTTTTCTTTCTTTCTTTTCAACTTTTATACCGTATTCACGACAATGGATTGATTGTCGTGAATGGGAAGCCTAAATATTTATCAATCATCTGTATTGGTAGTATTTTTACTTCCGCAAATTGAATCTCAAATTTTAATTCATACGGTATGACAATCTTAGAACAAATCTTGGCAGGACTGCAACAGAAATTCACTGGGGTGGATACTGCTATCTTAACCCGAATCGCTACTAAAAAGGCAGAGGGTGTAACGGACGAGACAAAGGTAAACTCCATCGTGGAGGGTATCAGCTTTTCGGACGTGTTAAATTCCTATGGCGATTTCCGTGCCGGGGATGCTACCCGTACTTCTGTATTGAACTACGAGAAAAGGTATAACCTTAAAGACGGTAAGCCAATTGAGAACCCTAATCCCAATCCTAACCCTAATCCGAAGCCGGAAGATAAGACGGACGATATGGCGACTATTATTGCCAACGCAGTGAATGCAGCCGTTAAACCTCTTTCTGATAAGCTCGCTCAATTCGAGACAGAGAAGTTACAAGCTACCCGGCAGGAGCAGATTATGGCAAAGGCAAAGGAGTATGGTATTCCAGAAACATTCGCAAAGCGTTATGCAATTCCTGATGATGCGGACTTAGATACTTATTTCAAGGACGCAAAGCAGGAACTTGCCAATGTTGGCTTTAGCGGTGTAACCCCTCCCGAATCAGCAGAAACGAAGATTGAGAAAGAAGCTGAATCTATCGCCAAGATGATTGACGAGGGAACGAATGCTATTGTTGAACAAAACAAGAATTAATTATGTCAGCAGGATTTAAGTATGACTTGGTTCCGCCTGTTGAGCAAGAGGAACGTTACGATGTCCAGACAGGCATCCGTAGACGTGGCCCGTTCAAGCTCGACACGCAGAACCTAGTAGTGGGAAGTTTTCTTCCCGGATTTACACCGATTTGTGCGGATTTGAAAAACAAGTTCGCTTATGTGGTAATCAATGTGGAAGTAGTGGAAGCATACGCAACCGGTGATGCTGCATTGTCCATCAAGGTAGCCAAAAACTCTTTGGCATACGTGGGTATGTTCATCGGAAGCGGTACGAAAGGTGCGGAAGTAACGGCTATTGACAAGACCAACAAAGTGTATGATGTATTGACAATCAAGGCTGCTTTTGGTGAGAATATCGCCAAAGATGCGGTACTCTTTGAGGCGGTTGCGGTTGATGGTTTGAAGCAGAAGCACGTGGCAAATTCGGCTCTGTACAACCGGACAAAGGTTGAGGATGGAATCACACTGGTTTCATTACTTCGTACAGCCGCAGAAATTGAGCCTTCAAAATTGGTTATGCCGTTCTCCGAGAACGATAAAGCCAACACGAAGGGATGGTTTGAATTTAACGAGTGAGGAGGCAGGATATGTTTTTAACGATTCAAACATTATTCGATGATGCGAACATTGTTTCCGCTATCATTAGACGTGTGAACCAGACACGTAAAGACACAATCTATTGGCAGCAGTATCTTACTTTCCGTAGAGTAACTACTCGTGTGTTCAAAGATTATATCGGCTCTGTAACTGGGGTAATGGCCGGTTCTATCAATTCACGTTTTGGAGAGAAACCTATTCGTGAACGTAGAAATATCGGCTCCGGCTATGGTGAGATTGCCTATTTGGGTGATGCTTATCAGATGTCTATTGACCGTCTTTCTGAATTGCAGGATTTAATTGACAAGTTCAATGTAGCTAAAACGGCAGATCAAAAGGCCGCAATGGAAGAGATTGTAAACTTCCTGGCAGATGATTACCGTCAGATTACCCTTGCTGCTCACAAACGCATGGATATTATTGTTGGTGCCTTGTTGATGCTTGGTGAAGCCACCGTTTATAACAAGGATGCTGCAATTACTTCCGGTCAGACCAATAATAAACTGTTGGAAATTACCCTTCCGTTCAACTTTATCAAGCCGATAAGTGGCGATGTGATTGTAGACGGAAAGAATATGTTTATCTCTTATTTGAGAGAGAAACTTCATTCTTTGGCTCCTGACTTTGGTGTTTATGCCAAGATGATTATGACACGTGCATCTTTCAATAAGCATGTTCTTGGTTCATCCGAGTTTGGAGAGCAATATAAGATGATTCTCGGTACTAACGAAATGAAATTGAGTACAGGCTTGGTTTCCTCTTCTTTGGCTTCCGAAGTGTTCACCGGTATCGGCCTGCCGCGTATTGAAATCAAGGAAGATTACGTGAAAGACCAAACGGGAAAGAATGTGCAGATTTACGCGGACAACCGCATTACTCTGTTGCCTTCCGACCAAATCGGTTATATGCGCCACCATACCCCGTATGAAGCGGCCGACCCGGTACAGGGACGTACTTATATCCCGTCAGAAGGTCAGATGCTTATCTCCAACTATCGCGACAAAAACGGTCGCTATATGGAATATACGGCAGAGTGGATTCCGCAGATTTCCAATCCGGATTTGATTACCAATATCGACTTGAGCGAGATTGCATCAATCCAATCAGCATAAGGAGGTGACTATGAAAATAAGGGTTATATCTGTTTTTCGCGACAAGTTCACCGGTAAGTATTATACTCCTGGTGAAGTGATTGAAGTCAGCGAGGAATCGCGTGTGATGGACATGGAGAGCCGCAGGCTTGCCGAACGGGTTGAGGTGAAAACTCCCGAAGTGAAGGCTCCCGAAGAAAAGAAAGAGGTTAAAATCTCCCTTTTTGAAAAAGAGTTTGATAAAAAGGTTTTGGTTGATGCTTTAAAGTCTATCGGCGTGCAGGCTTCCGGTAACATGAAAGAAGAAACTCTTTTGGGTAAGGTTGCAGAATTTGATGAAGAATCAACTGCCAAGCTGAAAGAAGCATTAGGAATTGAGTAAGGATAGGGTAGTTTACTCTACCCTTCCGTTGTCTAATTTTATAAATCAGAAAAGAAATGAAGAATTTTATTTTTGCCATGTGTGGTTTTTTGATGATGTCTTTGGTTTCGTTGAGCGTGCAGGCATCAAGTGTGAAATCTCCTAAGTGTGAGTACGTGAATCCATCTGTTGATGTTGGTTTGCCAGACATTCAGTGTATCACTTTTGAAGCATCTCCTGTTGATTGTGTTGTGCTGACCGTTCCGCAGCCAATATTTATGCTTGTGGATAGTCTAGTGAAGCAACCAGTGATTATTACGGCAATGCAAAGGAAACAGATTTCAGTTCCTAAATGCCCGTTCCGGTACGTCTATAAGTCGAAGTATTGCACACATTATAGTCATACAGCATATAGTAAACTGATTACACCATATTAAGATGACGGTAAACGAATACATATCACAGAAGTTTCAGACTTTCGGCATTCAGTTGTCGGAAGCTGAACTTTTGGATATGTGTCTGAACTCGAAGATAAGCGGAGAGGATGAGATGAATGAGGATTGTTACGGCCGTGTCTCTGTAGCGATTGTGAAGTTCATCCCTTCTTTATTGCTTCGTGCCACTTCAATCAGTGAAAGTGGTTTCTCGATGTCTTGGAATATTCAAGGTATCAAGGATTATTATTCATGGCTGTGCAAGCAGTACGGATTGAAAGACGAGTTAAGTAACAAACCCAAAGTAACCTTCTTATGATATTCGCTCCACACATATTACAAGTAAAGGTAATCACCCCGATGGAAAAGGATGAGTTCGGCAGACCCATTCCCGGAACTGGCGGTGAATGCTGGCAGGATGTATGTAAGTGCCGTTGTGATGATAACACTACCAAAGAGTTTACGTCTGATAACGGTTCTGTGTATCGTCCTAACTACCATGTGGTGTGCGAGAAGAGAATCACTGTCAAGGCAGGGGATGAGGTCCGTTGCATGGATGGCGATAATTTGAGAGGGCAAGGCGAGGTTTATACGGTGAAGAATACGAACTACTTTGGATATTCGGAACTATGGATGTAGGATTTGATTTTTCAGATGTCGATTCCTTTTTCGATGAAGGAGAATGGGAGGTTGAGAAGAAAATGATTGATGAGGGCGATGAAGCCGTTAAGTACGCGGAAGAGCATGGCAATTATCAAGACCACACGCTCACTTTGAGAACGTCCAACAAGTACGATGTCGATAAAGACGGTTTGACGCTGAAAAACGAAGCGGAATACGCTTCATTCGTGGAATCCAAGGGGTTTGATGTTTTGAGTGGTGCCGCTTTATATGCAGAGAAACGATTAAAAGAAGAATTTGAATGATAGTAACTACCGACATAGGAAACATTCTCTACCGGGATTGCAAGGATTTCGGGATAGACATCGTACCAGCAGGGGAAACGCTGACGGGTGAATTGACCTCTGAAAGAATCGTTATCCACACAAAGAAACAACAGCTGGGAAAGTATTGGAAGAAATCTTTCGCAGAAGTGAATCTATGTGTACCCAATTTAAGCGAGAATGAAGCGAACACAATCCGGCTTAACGAACTTGAAAGAAAGGCTGGCAAGCTGCTTGATGATGTAGTAAGCACCTATGACGGAACAACCTATCGCTATTCTATCGAATCAATCGGTACAGAAGCGGACATTGCTTTGAAGTGTCATTATGTGAATGTGAGAATTTTATTTAACGCATTAAATGTAAAATAATATGATAACAGCAGTAGAAATAGACGAACTGTATTATGCAGAACCTATTAAAACGGTTACAACTCCTGCTACCGGATTGTCGGGTGCGGAGGTTGCCGCAATTTTGAAAAATGCAGCAACGAAAAAGGTACAGAATGTACATGGTGATACGTACCAGTACGAAGAAGCGGAGGCGAGTGTAACTCGTTACAAAAACGCTTTGACGGGTGAGTACTACCGGGAAACGTCCGAACCGGGTGAGGTGAAAATCAACTTTACCATTGGTGAGTATGATTATGCTACAAAGGCTGATTTACAAGGTGGTAAAGCCACAGAAAAGAATTGGGAAAGAGGCAAGTATAAGCCTATTCATAAATGTGTGATTGGTAAAACCAAAGACGGAGTTTATGTTGTGTTCCCGAAAGCAGCTATCAATGCCCGTGGTTCAAATACCGATAAAGCTGTCGGATTGGCTGTTTCAGCCGTTCCCCTTTCCACGGGCGTAGAAGGTTTGGCTTCGGAAAAATGGTTTGATGAATCAGAGGTAGTTCCGGTAGCCTAAGGTAAAAAGGATTGTGTAATTAAAAGGGTGGGGAGTGGTATTTACCACCTTCACCCTTTTTTATTTAATGAATATGAATCAAGGTGCGAGAATTGTTTCGGATGCCATAATAGGCAATGATTTTAAAGTTGTGGTAGTGAATGGAAAATCGTATATCATTTATCCTCCTACCATTCATAAAATAGCTGGAGCAGCAAGCTATTTATCGAATGTTGGGAAGATAGAGAACTTGGAGGATATATTCCGATCTATGAAAGACACTTCGAATGCCTCACATGCCCTTTCTTGGTTTATCAATGGGAATGATGAACTGTTTGAGGAATTATCAAGGGGAACATTTGAAGAGAATGTAGAAGCTTTATCCATTGCTTTATCATTGATTTCGATTGAAAATTTTACGAGGCTGTCAGCTTTAGCGAAGAACGTAGTAGATCTGGCAGCGAAACAGAGGTAGCAGGAAATAACTGTTTACTTGGACAGATTGCATCGTTCATGGATTCGTTACACTTGGAATATGAAGAGGTGGTGTATAAGATTCCATATCGCAATTTGATTATCATGCAGAAAGATAAATTACATGTGGTATATGGGGAGAAGGTGAATAATACATCTGGAAAGGATATGCTGAAGAGAAAAAAGTAAAAGGTGAGATTATTCCGTCTTATAATTGATTTCGACCAATATCAAAAGCGTAATTATTCACAAGTGTTCAATTATGCTTCTTAAAAACAATGCGCACCTCATTAAATTGGGGTGCGCTATTTGCATTATTTGGATTTATCTAAATATTCTTCTTGAAAACAATATGTTTTATCTATTCCATCCATAGTCTTGCATTTAAAAATATTAGGAGACATATAACCAATGACAGTTAGTTTCATATTTTCAGGTTTGTATATTACAATATCTCCTTTACAGAATTTAGTATTAGATGGAAAATCTTCTTTATCAGGTTCAATATTATTGGTTATGTTACTTGTTGTTGGCTCGAATTTATCTTTATCTTGAAAGTCTTTTTTTAGGAATTGCTCCATCATATTCTTCATTTCACTTACATTGTTAGTCATTCCCCACACTTTGAAAAACAGAATGATTTGAAGAATACCGAATACGATAATGATGATTGATACAATGTTTAATATCGTTTCCATGATAATTCGTTTTAATGTTTTTGGCAAAAATATCTCAAAAAATAATCACTTCAAACAAATACACGACAATTATTCCGTTGTCGTATATTAAACACTTGAAAAATCGCTGGGCAACTTGTAATCGCCGAACTTAGCACAAATGAAAAAATAATGGAGTTTAGAGGAGATACATCTGGATTGGATGAATTACTTGAAAGTATAGATGACGAGTATTACAATACTCTTTCTCAAATAGGGAGAGATGCAACCCGAAATGCAAAGATTAATAGGACTTATGAAAATAGGACTGGAAATTTGAATAATGCAAATGGGGGATGTGTTGTTCGTAATGGGAAGATAGTGGATATGTGGGTGGAATCGGACGGTTCTCATCCTGATGCAGTCAAGAATACGGAGAATTTTCTTATATATTCTGAAAAACCGAAAGACGGGCTTTATTTGGCTAACGGTCAGCCTTATGCAAGCTATGTCGAAAGCAAAGGGTTTGAAGTTATTATGACTAATGGCGTCTTGTATGCTGGTAGACAAATAGAAAAAAAATTATAGATATGGCAGGTATTATTTCAAATGTAGACAGTGATGTTCAGAAGTTGCGCAAACTAAAGAATGAGATAGAGAATGTCAAGAAAGCATTGAAAGGTATTAATATTACGGTGGATGTTGATATAGCTAAAGGCTTACAGTCGCAGTTAACCTCTCTGATAGGGCAATACGACACATTGGTAGATAAGATTGCGGTAGCGGAAGGGAAAATAATGCTTTCGGTCAGTCGAATCAATAAAGCTACTGAAAAGATTGTTCAAGCGCAGGAGAAAGTTTCTAAACCCGTAGATATTCCTGCACAGACGGGTAATGTGAATACACAGACTAATACGGCTGAAACTGCAAGTATTCAAGCACAGGCAAAGGCTTATGATGATTTGAGAACCGAGATTAACGATATTCTTGGTACAAGGGATGCCAATGTTAAGCGCATGGTAGAAGAAATGAATACCATTCGTTTGATTAATGCTGAAATCAAGAAGATTACTAAGTCTCAAGGAGAATCATCCTCTTTATCTTCTACTCAACAAAGAAGGCTTGAACAGCTTAACAATTCACTGCTGACACATAAAACCGCATTGTCAGAAGTGAGACAGACATTAAACAATAATGTCAAGCTGGATAATGCTGCTGCTACATCAATGAATGGGTTATCACAGTCCTTGTCTAGAATGAAAATGACTTATCGTGAGTTGACGGAAGAAGAACGAAAGTCTCCGTTTGGGAAGGAACTTCTTGAGTCTATTAATCAGGCAGATACAAAAATGAAGGAGCTTGATGCTACAATTGGCAATCATCAACGAAATGTAGGTAATTATGGTAAGCAGTGGAATGGACTCAGTATGTCAATTCAGCAACTAGGACGTGAGCTCCCTTCTTTGGCTTATGGTCCAAAAGTGTTTTTCTCTGCTATAAGTAACAACTTGCCGATTTTAGCCGATGAAATTAGGCGGGCGAGAACAGAGTATGAGCTATTAAAGAAATCGGGACAATCGGCTACTCCTGTGTGGAAGCAGGCGGTATCTTCTTTGTTTAGTTGGCAAAGTGCTTTAACAGTTGGAATTACCTTGTTAACCCTATATGGGGATAAAGTGGTTGATTGGGTTACTGGATTATTTAAAGCAAAAGAAGTAATAAAAGAATTACTTAGTGCTGAGCAAGAAATGGCATTGGCTCGTAAAAAAGCTATTTCTGATTCTACAAAAGAGAGGGCTGAACTTGATTTGTTATATAACAAACTAAAAGGTACTTTCTTGTCAACAAAGGAACGTACAGCAGCTGTCGATGAATGGATGAAGAAATATCCTCAGTATTCTAATATAATGAATGGTGAATTGGTAAGTTTGGGTAAACTTGAATCGGCTTATCAATCATTATCAAAACAAATAATTGAATCAGCGAGAGCCAGGGCATATACCGATAAGATAACAGAACTTGAAACAAAAAAGGATGAAGCTTTACTGAAAAGACAAAATCAATATGTCACTTATCTTAAGGCAATTGATGACTATGATAAAGCTGTGAATGAATATAATGAAAAGAAAGAGACAGGATTTGGTACAGCGACAGCTAAGCTTGAAGCAGAAAATAAGATATTCCGTGCTGAACAAAATATAAAGGATCAGAAGAAGGCATGGATGGATTTGATAAGTGAAACTAAAGCTTATGAACAATCTATATCTATAATATCCAAAAAAATAAAGGTGGATGATTTATATCCTCAACCTGAAGAAGGAACTTATGACTACTGGCAACAGCAAGTGCAGATAGCGGATGTAGCTTTGAAGCAAATAAAGGATGAATATATGGATATTCTCAAAGGAGGAAATGCCCAAGAGATATCTGTTAAAGTTCCTGATGATGTAGTGCAACAGTATAATGTTTTAGTTAAACAAAAAAAGGTAGCAGAGGAGAAATTAAAAATATATGATGATAACTCTTCCAAGCAAGAATCTGCTGCCGAAAAACTCCGCAAAGAACAAGAGAAATACGCCCTTCTGATGGATAAGCAAGCATTAGAACAGAAACGTTCTGCTGAAGATTTGCAAATGAAAGTTGATGAAGCTCGTATCAAAGTAATGGATGAAGGTTCGGCCAAGACCATTGCTGAAATGGAACTCAATTTTGAAAAAGAGATGCAAGCTATCGACCGACAGAAAGAGGATGCTTTGCGGAAGAAGATTGAGGATGCCCGTACTGCATGGGATGCTAATCCGGAAAATAAAGGAAAGTCCTTTGATGGAAGTGGGATTACACTATCTAAGGATGAGAATACACCATTTAATGAATTGTATAAAGGTGGAATAGCCGCTTTCGAAAAGAACTTAAAAGAGTATCAAGATAAGCAGGATGATGCTTGGAATGAGTATTATATTAAGTATGGAGAATATCAGGAAAAACGCAAAGCTATCATGGATAAATATGATAAGCAGATTGCGGACGCAAAAGAGGGGAGTGTTGAAAAATCCACTTTTATTGCCCAGAGAAAAGAAGATCTTGATAGCCTGGATGATGAATTGATGAAAAACTCAGAATTATGGGGAAGATTTTTCACAGATTTCTCTAATCGTTCTTCATCGTCAATAAGGAATATAATAGAGGATATTCAAGAGCTTATTGATTATATGAATGGGATAGAGGGAACTAAAATACCCGATTTGTTTAAGGATAATGAAAAGACTGTGAAAGCTATAAATAATGCTATGGCTAATCCTTCTTCCTTAAATAAATTTACATCAAGTCTTTCTTCTCAAATAGCCAAATTCAAAAAGATGCTTGATAAGGATAATCCATTCAAGCAGATTCAAGAGGGATTTAAGAATAATGATTTTGAAAGTACCTCTAAAGGGTTCAGTGGTATAGCATCAGCTGTGAGAGAGTTGGATGGCGTTCTTGGAGATTTGGGTGTAAAATCAGATAGTACGGCTGGAAAGGTTACTTCTGTTTTAAGTAGCACCGCTTCTTATGCGGCAACTGGTGCATCTATCGGTGGACCTTGGGGTGCAGTTATCGGTGGAGCAATAGGCATGGCTTCAGGATTAATAGGTGTTCTTGGCGCTGATTACTCTGCCTATAATAAGATGAAAGAGGAGTACGGGGCGCTTATTGATGTTTGGGATATGCTTATTAGTAAGAAGCAGAAATATATAGATATATCTTATGGCGATGAAGCGCGTAAGGTTGGGCAAGAAGTACTGGACTTATTGAATAAGAAAGCTCAAAGCAATGTTGCACTTGGGGTAGAGAGGCTTAATGCAGGGGCGAGTGCAGGTTCTCACTCCATTGGCGTTCGTCAGAGAAAAGGAATGTCAAGCCAAGGGTGGGATGAACTTCGTAAAGCGGCACAGTCTATTGGATTCGATTACAACTCGGTTGCTGACGGTCGTATGACTGGACTATTTTCTCTTACAGCGGAACAATTGGAACGTCTACAGGAAGAAGCACCTACGTTCTGGGCGAAGTTGGACGGTGATGTGCAAGGGTATTTGCAAAACATTATTGACTGTTCTGACGAGATAGAGGATATGAAGACAAAGCTTCAGGAAACAATGACCGGAGTTTCTTTCGATTCTTTCTATGACAGTTTTGTTTCTACTCTTTCTGATATGGATAAGAGTAGTAAGGATATGGCTGATGATTTCGGGGAATACTTGAAAAATGCCATATTAGAAAACCTTGTGGCAAATAAGTACCGTAGTAAAATAGAAGCTTTGTACAAAGATTGGGCTGCAAAATCAGACAGCAATGGGGATGGGATTTTTGACCTAACAACTCAAGAATCGGCAGAATTGAAAGAAGCACAGAAGGCGTTAGCTGAGCAAATCATGGCTGAGCGTGACGCAATGGCTGATGCTTTTGGCTGGGATTCTTCATCTACTTCCCAATCTTCTACATCAAAAGGCTTCGAAGCCATGAGCCAGGATACCGGGGAAGAATTGAACGGTAGGTTTACTGCTTTACAGATTGCAGGGGAAGAAGTCAAGAATCAGAATGTAATTCAATCTCAATCTCTGAATTTGTTAACCGCCAAGGCTGACACTATACTCTCTGTTAATACAGAGACAAGAAATATCGCTGACGACACAAGGGATTTGATAGCACAGTCTTATCTTGAACTGGTGCAGATTTCGGAGAATACAGGGGCAATCGTCAAACCTATTCAACAGATGCAAAGAGATATAGCAGAAGTTAAAAAGAATACAGCAAAATTATAGTCTATGAATGAATTATTGATAAATAACAAGGATGCTTACGCTTTATGGGGTGTGAGAATGGGAGAGGGGTTTCTTGATGTAATTGGGGCAGCCGTCCCCATGAAAGACTTTATTGAGAATAAAAGTCGACTTGAACATGGGAAACGGGTAATAATTAGTAATCCTAAAGTCGATGAGAGGGAAATAACTCTTTCGTTCACTATCGAGGGTAATTCTCAGTCTGATTATCAAGCAAAGAAGAAAGCTTTCTTTGATGAGTTGTATAAAGGTGTGGTTGATATTAAGATTCCTGCTAATAGTAGCGAGGTTTACCATCTTATTTATACTGGCAAGAGTGTCACTTATGCTCAGAGCTTAGATAGGACTTTTGGTAAGATTTCAAGTAAGTTTTCGGAGCCGAATCCGGCTAACCGAACCTAATTCACGACATTGGTTTTATTGTCGTGTATAAGAGTACCCAATTTTAGGCACTCTTTTTTTTATCCCCGAACTTTGGGGTGTTATGATAGTAGACATCAAAAATATATCGGGTGCCATTCTTCTTTCAACCATCATCAACGAAGGTTGCAAGCGGAAATTCACACTACAAAAGGAAGACTACATCCTGTTGAAATTCTCCCTTGAAAGTCCTGTTTATTTCAAGCTCGGCAGCTATGTTGAATGTGACTTCGGACTATTTGAAGTGTGCGACTTGCAGAAACCCACCTTCGACACCAATACCGCAGGCTATGACTACGAACTCCGCTTGGAAGCCTACTACTGGAAATGGAAAAACAAAATCTTCAAATATACCCCCGAGACGGCCGGACAGGAAGCGTCCTGGAACCTCACTGCTTCACTTGATATACAAGCGGGTATAGTCCTGAGAAATTTGAAAGCTCTTGGTTACACATATAAAGGACAAGATTTTGATTTTTCCATAGACAGTACTGTAGAGAACAAGGCTCAGTTGATGACCTACGACAATATCAACATACTTGATGCCTGTTTCGAGATGGCGAAGAAATGGGATTGCGAATGTTGGGTGACAGAGAATATCATCCACTTCGGTAGATGCGAGTTTGGTGATCCTGTAGATTTTGAAGTCGGTGTGAATGTAGAGGAGATGACACGTTCGGATTCACAGACAGCTTTTGCTACACGTATCTATGCCTTCGGCTCGACAAGGAACATCCCGACCAATTACCGGCCGGTGGATGAAAGTATCGTTGTGAATGGGATCGTACAGAAGCGCCTAATGTTGCCTGTAGGAACGCCTTACATAGATGCTTGCCCCGACATGTCTACTGAAGAAGCTATTGAAGACGTTGTTGTCTTTGATGATGTTTATCCACGCCGGATAGGTACAATGTCGGATATCACTACTAAGGAATACACTGATACCATCGAAAACGAAGACGGGACGACTACTAAAGAGAAGTGGAACGCCTATCGGTTTAAGGATGCTGGCATCACCTTCTCGGAAGATTACATTATTGCAGGTGAAGAACTCAAAATCAAATTTGAGTCCGGCTTATTGAATGGAATGGAGTTTGGCGTTACCTTCAATCCGGATAAGGTACCTGAAAAGAATGCAGACGGTTCTTGGAACCCTGACGCCCAAGTATGGGAAATAGTTCGTAATGAAGATTATGGCAGACCCATTCCAGATGAGACCTTGAAGCCGAAAGACGGAGATACCTATATTCTTTCTGGTTTCGATACCAAGTTCGTTTCTGTTCAGATGATTCCTGACGCTGAAAAGGAACTTAAAGAAAAGGCGGAAGCTTACATGGATAAGGTTAAAGTTGATCCTTCTACCTATTCCAACAAGATGATGTCCGACTGCATGGTAAATGAAGACGGTACATCCAATCTATTTGAAGCCGGAGATAGGGTAAACCTTATCAATAAAGCTTTTTTCGAGGCTGGTAGTCGCCAATCCCGTATCATAGGGTTTGAATACAACCTTGACTGTCCTTGGGACTCTCCGATATATACTGTCGGTGAAACAGCCTCTTATTCCCGTATCGGTGAGATTGAAGATAAGGTGGATTCACTGACCTACAAGGGGCAGACTTATACAGGTGGGGGTAGCGGAGTGTATGTTATCGGAATTAATGACAGTACACAGCCAACAAACAGGAATGTCTACTCTGCGAGACGTACATCCTACGAGATAAAGGAGAAGGCATTGAGCCGATTAGTGAAGGACAAAGCCGCTGGCCATATCACGTTAGCTAATGGTAGTACTGTTGAGAATGGCTTGATTGTTCGTCTTCCGAAGCAAGACACTCCAGCCGCTTTAATGTCTTGTTTGCTTGAAGAAGATATTGATACTCTTATAGAAGAAGACGAGGACGCTATCATGGAGATCGCTCCGGCAGAAGCATCGGGCGATTTGACGCTCGGCGGATTATTGAACGTTGTACCCGCTGCCGATTCAGTAGATGATCAGGAGGATTATGTTATTGTAAAACTCAAAGGAGCGGCAGAGTGGACATTGTTACCAGTAAGTAGCATTGGCGGTGGCGGAACCGGAGTGCAGCGGAATGTACTGATCCAAAACGACCTTGACAGTCGTAATATATCAGCCAGTAAAGGCGAATCATGTCTTTTGAAGTTTACGTTTATTAGCCAGGAGCGTTACGGAATAGGTGATGACTATGAGAATACGGGTGAACGCGGCTTGTGCCAGATATCTATAAAGAATGCGGTTAACGCAGAGTTTACCGTTGTCAAGCAAATGTATATCCAGTCCGGATACAGTAATACTGTGGATGTAGGTGAGTTCCTGTCTTCCGGCAGCAACCAGATTATGATAAAAGTTACCGGTGAGATCACGGAGATGACCACGGCCGCTTTTGTCTATACGGTACAGCTGACATCCCTTTCCATTGCGGCTGATAACTTCCGCTGGTGGACGGCCTTTACCGGAGATAACATCACAGTCCCTCTGAATATCGGTGGTAATATATCCAAGACGCTATACGTAGCCATTACAGGGCCGGGTTATAACAAAAGTTATGATGTCGCATTGGGTACGGCTGTATATACTGAGACATCCTATAACTACCAGCTTGTGCATCCGGGTAAGTCTGGAGTATACAAAGTTTCCATGTACGTGGCCAACAGTGACGGCAGTATCCGGACACGTACCATCTCTTACAATATCATTTGTGCGGTTACCGGGGATGCCATCAAGTTGATTGCTATCGATAACATATTGGAGAAGGCAACGAACTGGTCTGAGAATGCCCTTTTCGACTATGCAATGTATGACAGTAATAATGCAATCACAGCCGCTCAGTTTACGGTGAAGAAAGACGGATCACACGTTTATTCATCTCTTGATGACCGTATAGCTACGTCATCAAAGCACACGTTCTCGCTTCCGTTGGAGATCGAGACTATTGATAACGCTGACTTTGATATTATTGTGGGTGTTACGGACGGCAGCGGTGGAGCTGAGCTGACCGCTTCTATGACTATTCCTGTCAACAATTCATTGGGATTCTCATCCGTTGCCGGTGCGGTATTCTACATGAATCCTCGTACCCGGTCCAATAACCAAAGCAACTACCAGTCCGTGGTTAATGAGATGACCGGAGAAACCATCCCGGCAACTTGGCAGGGTATGAACTGGGGCAATGATGGCTGGACGTCAGATGCGGATACGAATAATGTTCTCCGGGTGATGGCGTCAGCAAGGGTTGATATCGGGTATAAGGTATTTGCGAAGGAATCGGCACGTATAGGTAAGACCGTGGAGGTTGATTACAAGGTAGACAATGTGACGGACTTTAATCATCCTGTTATCCGTATGTCTTCCGATGGAGATTCTTTCGTAGGTTTGCGTGTATTTCCGGATAATGTTGTGATGTTCACCAATGGCCTTAAAGACAAGGATAAACAGGGAATTAATCTTTTTGAGGGCAAGCGTCTGCGTCTTACACTTGTGATCATGCCGGATGCTTACGGAAATCCTGACTTTAACCTCTGTATTGTTTACGTGAATGGCGTGAAGAACCGGGAGTTCACCTATAAGAATAATGACTACTTTGCACAGAATAGTGACATAATCATAGGCTCCGACTATGCGGATGTTGATGTCTATGGAGTTCGTGCGTATGATTCCGCGTTAACTTCAGAAGCCGTTTTGCGCAATTACATCAACTGGCTTACTGACAATTCCGAAAAGACCCGTGTTCAGGAAAGCAATGATGTAATGGACGGTAACGGGTCGGAAATTGACTTTGAGAATGTCAAAGACCAGTTCAATGTGTTTGTTTTTGACAATGCATATCCATCATTGGCCAACCCTAATAAGATGAAAGGCATATTGGAAGTATTCTTTGCTGATCATCCGGAATGGAATGTGGCGATATCGAATGTCGAAGCTAAGGGGCAGGGTACTTCTTCCATGCGTTACTGGAGATGGAATGTCCGGTACACGCTTGATAAAAAGCTGTCTATTGTTACAGCGGCGGACGGTTCAACCAGTTCCGGCGGTTGGGCAATGACTCCGGCACTGGCAAAAGCAACGAAGATCACTGCAAAGAAGAACTTTGCTTCATCCATGCATTCACACAAGGTCGGCTCCGTTAATTCTGTGGATGACCTGTACCGGGCTATGGGATATCTGAATGAAGCCATGCAGACGGAGAAGTATGCAAACGCTCGTGTAGCGGTGTATCAGCTTCCGTTCGTGGCTTTTGAAAAGTCTATCAATGACGAGGGTAAAGAAGTATATACTTTCAGAGGATTATACACGATGGGACCGGATAAGGGAGACAAGAACACCTTTGGCCATGACACTGATATCTTTCCCGGGTTGATCTCTATCGAGGGGGCGGATAACTCTCCGCTGTGCGCTTTGTTCCGTGTGCCTTGGAGTAGCCGGATGCAGTACAACGAAGAGGAAGAAGCCTTCCAGTACAATGGTGCAAACTCATGGGACTTCGGTGCCGGTGAAATTACTAATATCAGTAAGTGGATTCCTGCTTATAATATTGCATATCAGTGTAGCAATCGCTTGAAGCCGTTTAACGGTACACTGGCAGAACTGAATGCTCAGGTGGCGACTTATCGTAATGAACCTTACGAATTTTGGATCGCAAAAGCCGGTGATCCTAACTTGTATAATGTCTACTACTACGAGGCATCCGAAGGGCGGTTCATAGCTTCAGATATCGGCAATGGTACGATCAATCTGAAGACTCAACTCAGCACATACCTGGCTGACAACTTGAGTCCGTTCACAGCTGACCAGCTGAACGAACTGTTCATCAATGCCCGTATCCAGAAGTTCCGTGCTGAAGCTCCTCAATATTGGGATATTGATGACGCCATCCTACACCGGAACTGGGTTGAATTTCATGCGGGCACGGATAACCGGGCAAAGAATACATACCCGTATTGCTTCGGCAATGCCGGCAGTAAGTGGAAGTGGCGTTATGATGACTTGGATACTATCTTTGATACGGATAATCAGGGGCAGGCGAAGAAAGGCTATTATGTAGAGTTCCACGATACTTATGATACCGGCGGTTCTGTCTGGAATGGTGAGACGTCCAATTTCTGGAATCTCCTCGATCTGGCTTTCCCGGATGAAATCATAACCGGTATGCGTAAGATGATGACGAAGATGGAAGAGCTTTCCGGGGTGAAATCTGGTACTGACTTTGATAAATTATACGCCTATTTCAAGAAGTATTATTTCGATCAGGCACAAGAATATTTCCCTCAGAATCTTTATAATGCAGACGCCAAGTTTACTTATGAAGGTTCCAAAATCGCATACGATAAAGCAGAATATACCAATGATACTGACCCGATTACACAGTCATTGGGTGACCACTATGCGGCAGAACAGAGGTGGATCACTAAGCGCATATTATACATGATGTCTAAGTATTCATATGGCCTGTTTTCAGCTGATGGTACCGACAATATTACTGTGCGTGCCGCAGGTAATACAATTGTTTACAAATTGACTCCGGCAATGGATATGTATCCTGCCATTGCCAACGGTACATCCATTATTCGGGGAAGCCGTACCAAAGCCGGAGAGGTTTGTGAGATGCTGATTGAATTGTCAGGTTCCGGAGATCAACAGAACACTATCCAAGGCGCATCTTACCTACAGGATATTGGCGACTGGCATGATAAGAATGTCACCGGTTCTATGATCATCCAGGGACGGATGCTCCGGGATATCCGATTGGGAAGCAAGACTGGTACAATTATTATCTCTATCACATCGCTGACAATCGCGAACTGTGTGTCGTTACAGAATCTTGATTTGTCTCGTATATCCACGCTTACAGGTACTCTAAACCTGCTTACGTGTACGCATTTGAAGAAAGTATATGCAGGTGGCACTTCTTTAACGCAGCTTGTTTTGCCGAAAGGTGGAGGGCTGGAGGTGATTGAATACAGTGAGTTTAACCAGTATATAACCTTGCAGAATTATCCATTGCTGACGACTGATGGCGTGCTGATGGATTATTGCAAAGAGAAGGTGACGGACTTTCTTGTGGAGAATTGCCCGTTACTGAAGACTATGAAACTGCTTTCTGATATTATCGAGGCACAGCAATTACAAGGTACTGAGCATGTGCTGAAGCATATCCGTGCAGTGGGTTTCGACGAGAATTACTACACGTACGAGACCATCGACCTGCTGGCGGTACTGGCAAACGGCACCTACGAGGGGCTGGATTCTTCGGGCTTGGCGGGTGACGAGCAGCTGCCCGTGCTGGACGGGAGGGTAACGGTACACTCCAAGTATTATCAGGACTCTGTGGACGCGCTGCGGGCTGTATTCAACAGGCTGGAACTGATACTGGACGGTGAGAGCGCCATCCGCTTCAAGGACACGGAAGTATTGAAGGTGCTTGTTGCGAATGCCGGGATGGGAGACATGCTGAGCCGGACAGACTTGGCGGGGCTGACAAGTATAGGAACGTGGTTCAAAGGGAATACTCTGGTGCGGAGGTTCGATGAGCTGGAGTACTGCACGGGGCTGACAAAGATAGCAGATGAAGCGTTCTCCGGTTGCGTCTCGCTGCGCAAGGTGACGCTGCCGGCTGGGTTGAAAACGATAGGACAGAATACGTTCACCAGAACCTATATAGAGTGCATGGTGGTTCCGGAGGGGGTGACGGAGGTGGAGAAAAACTTTCTGCATATGTATAATGTCAATACTCAATCGAATACCACCCAAGTTCGTTTGATAGACCTTCCGTCCACGCTGACCGTGCTGGGCGATGCCCCCAATTACAACGGCTCTCCCTCGTCCAGGCTCAACCTCATCTGCCGCGCCACCGTCCCGCCCACATTCAGCGGTTTTTGGGGATATACGGGCGGCACTCCGGGCGCAATCTATGTGCCCGACGGCAGCGTGGATGCCTACAAGACAGCTACGGGATGGAGCGGAAAGGCAAGCTACATACAGCCGCTGGGCGGTTACGCGAAGAACCTGCGAAGCCTGTCCGTCAGCATGACAACGGGTGGAAAAGGCACATCCGCCAAATTCGCCGCTGAGTACACACCCTCGGACACCGTACAGACCTTCGTGGACTGGACCGTAGTAAACCAGA